TATCCCATCGGCAACTCCACGCAGGAGAACGCTGTGGTCATCGACACCTTCGGCGGAAGCGGCTCGACGCTAATGGCGTGTGAACAGATGAACCGCATCTGCTACATGATGGAACTGGACGAAAAATACGCCTCCGTCATTCTCCGGCGCTATGTTGAGGACACCGGTGATGCCGAAGGCGTGTATGTAATTCGTAACGGACAGCAGATTCCTTATTCCGATCTGGTCAAAGAGGTCGAAACGAAGGAAGGCTGATGGTGTATTATTCGTGTAAATCAGAATTGATCTTCGTAATTGTCGGAGAGGTATTGGATATTACGTCAATGATGTGATTTTCAGTGTAAATGCCGTAATGCTTTCTTTGGGATTTTGTGTCATCATTATCCCAATCAAATAATACGCTCTTGTAATAATCAAGCAACTTCGATTTTTCAAAAATAATCAGATATTTTCCTTTTCTTACTTCTGAATCATCCCAGCACGTGTAGCTTTCATTTCTGCATTGATATATGACATAGTCAGTGAAACGGATCTCATATATCTGTTCAGTATCTTCGTATACCGGATAAGATTCAAGAAGCATATTCTTCACTTTGTTCGCAATTTCCGATGGATAGCCAGTCAAATCTAAATCCTCACCTTTTTCTCCTATTTTTGACAAAGCAATTATGATTGATAATTCATTGTCAGAATTATCTGTCATAGACAAGAGAAAAGGAGCATTGGAAGAGTTGGCTGTTATTTCGTTGTTATCTGTACCAAACGCCAGCATTTCATTCACCTCTAATTCCGATTTCTATTACTATGATTATACAGCGCATCCGCCAATATGTCAATATCTGGAGGCACTGTAATATGCACAAAAATCGGAAAAACCGTCCCGCACATATTCTCCGTTTTACAGTCTTGCTATCTGTGCGATTCAGAGTTAATATCTAAACAGTCCACTGGACTGTTTACTACACTCAAACCGCAGCAAGCGGTGAAAAACAGGAGGTCACATTATGAATATCAAGTTCAATATTGAAAAGAGCCAGCGCAAGGCACTGGCGCAGAAGATCGGTGAGCTGACCGGCAGCGAGGTGAAGTACCTCGGCGTTCCGAGCTGCGGATACCAGATCGGAGCATACACCCTCGACAAGGAAGCGGTGCTGCACGGCGATGAGCTTCCGGACGACATCCGGAGCGAATTGCAGAAGGCAGGCTACACCGCAGAGGACGAGCCGGTGGCGCTGACAATCTCGATGCCGCGAGACTTCTTCACGGAGCAGTCGATGAACAATCTGCTCCAGCTCATCGCCAACAAGGAAACGCTCCTGAAACACGCGCTGAACACGGAGAGCCTTGCGGTCAACGAGTGCGAGGAAACCATCGAGTTCCCGTGGTTCACGGTCGAGAAAGACGGTGACGGCGATGCATACGCCAAATTCATCACCATGCTTTGCGAGTTTGCAAAGAACCTGCAGCGTGTGGTCAACAAGCCCGATGCCAGCGACAACGAGAAGTACGCATTCCGCTGCTTCCTCCTGCGCCTCGGCATGATCGGCGAAGAATACAAACCGGTACGCAGGGTTCTGCTCCGCCGCCTGACCGGAAGCTCCGCCTTCCGTCACGGCAAGCCCGAAGGAGGTGCTGACGATGCGGTTTCCGAATGAAGCTGAACTGAAAGCCCTGCGGGAGCGCTATCCCGCAGGCACCCGCATCCGCCTGATTCGCATGGCGGACGACATCGCGCCCGTGCCGCCCGGTACGACCGGTTCGGTTGCGATCATCGACGACGCAGGCAATATCCACATGAAGTGGGACAACGGCAGAAGCCTTGCGCTGATTGAAGGTGCAGACGAGTTCGAGGTTATCTCCGGCGGCTGATTTTACAGCCTCCGGGGGCTGCCGGAAATGTGAGAACCTATTCCATCGCACCCCATATTACCACACGATTACAAGTAAGTCAAGGGTGTATACTACACAATCATCAAGGCTGTATTTTCCTCGATATTCTGTGGTTTTAGCGGCTTGATATATCCTCGGTTTAGAGTTAATATGTGACTACCGAAAGGGAAAACACACCAAAAACCAAACAGGAGGATACCACCATGAACGCAAAAACACAGGCACAGCAGGGCAGAATGAAGGAGCAGACGATCGGGGTTGAGGTTGAGATGAACAACATCACCCGCAAGGCTGCCGCAAAGCTCGCCGCCGAGTTCTTCGGCACAAACCGCAGCGAGTACACCGCCCACCGCAACGGCTACGAAACCTACAGCGCTTGGGACGCACAGGGACGCGAGTGGAAATTCCAGCGCGACTGCAGCATCAGCGGACCGGACAGCGAAAAGTGCGAACTGGTCACACCGATCCTGCACTACGAGGACATCGAAACCCTGCAGGAGCTGATCAGACGCCTTCGCAAGGCGGGCGCAAAGAGCGACTACACCAGAGGCTGCGGAGTTCACATTCACATCGGCGCAGCGGGACACACACCGCAAAGCCTGCGAAACCTCGCAAACCTGATGGCAAGCCACGAAACGCTGATCGCCGAAGCAATCAAGGTTGACAGCAGCCGCATGAACCGCTACTGCAGAACGGTAAACCCGAATTTCCTGCAGCAGCTCAACAAGAAGAAGCCCACCACGATGGCGCAGCTTGCAGACATTTGGTACGGCGCACAGGGATGCGACTACGGCAGAACCCACCACTACAACGACAGCCGCTACCATATGCTGAACCTCCACGCCACCTTCACAAAGGGCACAATTGAATTCCGACTTTTCCAGTTCGACAAGCCCGCAGGCGGCAAGCAGAACGGGCTTCACGCAGGCAAGCTCAAGAGCTACATTCAGCTTTGCCTCGCAATGAGCCAGATGGCAAAAGACCTGCGCAGCGCAAGCCCGAAGGAACAGCAGAAGGAAAACAAAAAGTTCGCGATGCGGACTTGGCTGATGAGAATGGGCTTCATTGGCGACGAGTTCGCCACCGCAAGAGAAACCCTGACGCAGAACCTTACCGGCGACAACGCCTTCCGCTTCGGCAGACCTTAACTGGTCTGCCGCCACGGGCAAGGGCGGCGAAACAGCCGCCCACAGCGCCCCGTGTGGGGCGAGACGGGTATCCTCCGAGTAACTGCCCCTTTCGGTAAAAAGCCCCACAGAAGCGAACACGGCGTAAACAGCGGAAAGGCATATTCTACACAACTGCAAGCCCGGAAATCCACATATCTTTTGTAGTTTTATCGGCTTGATATAGTGCCGGAAAAGAGTTAATATGTGCGTACCGGAACGAAAACGGAATCCAAGACAAAAGGAGAAAAGCAATGAAAAGATACTACCTCGCATACGGTTCAAACCTGAATATCCGCCAGATGCGGTACCGCTGCCCGACAGCCAAGCCCATCGGCATCACGGCGATTCCCGACTATGAGCTGCTCTACAAGGGCAGCAAAACCGGCGCGTACCTGACCATCGAACCGAAGAAGAACGGCATCGTTCCGATTGCGGTCTGGGAGGTCACCGCCGACGACGAGAAGCGGCTGGATGCCTACGAGGGCTGCCCGACCTTCTACTACAAGAAGGAAGTCCGCCTGCCGGTGAAGCTGGCAAGCGGCAAGACCAAGAAGCTGACCGCCTTCGTGTACATCATGCATGAGGAGCGCAGCCTCGGAATTCCGTCGCTTGCCTACATCCGCACCTGCGAGGAAGGCTACCGGAACTTCGGCTTCGACACCAAGTTCCTCGATGCCGCCTACGAAATCAGCGCAAAGGAGGTGCAGCGATGAAAGACCGCAACAACGAACCGCGCATCTGCCCGAAATGCGGGCAGACGTACACCGCCCGACCAGCCCTTTCCCGTGTGGATAACAGCCCGATCTGCCCCGACTGTGGAACGCGTGAAGCGCTTGAAAGCATCGGCGTCGGACGCGAGGAACAGGACAAGATTCTCGGCATCATCCATGAGAAGTACGAAGGCGAAGAATAAGGCGCACAGAGCCGCCACGTTGCAACGTGTGGCGCGGGATGGGTATCCTTAAAACGGTATCCCTTTCGGTAACCCGCCCCACACAGGGCGTGTGTGCGGCTCTTGTGCGATGTACAATACGGCGCTGAAATGTAGGCGATGTTTGTCACATTTATTTTGCCGATAATGCTTGATATATCCTCGGTTCAGAGTTAATATGTCACTACCGCAAGAGAAGCGGAATAAACACAAAGGAGCATTCGCATGAACATTTTAGTTGTTGAACCGGGCAAGCGCCCCTACGCAAAGGAGATCAGCGGAGAGCTTGAAAGCCTGCAGCAGACGGTCGGCGGATACATTCAGGCGATTTACCCATTCGACGATCCGGTCGCACTGGTGTGCGAGGAGGAAGCCCTCTACCACCCGGAGCAGAAGTGGAACCGCCCGATCAAGGGCTACGGTGTCATCAAGGGTACGTTCTTCCTTTGCGGCTTGGGCGAGGATGACTTCACAGACCTGCCGCAGGAGCTGACCGAGAAGTACACGGAGTTCTTCCGGCAGGCATACGACTTCGTGCTGGTAGGCAACATCCTGACGCCGATTCCCCTGAGCGAATAATGACCACTGCGGCGGGTGTAAAGTACACAACACCCGCCGCACATTTTCCCTGTATCTTCTGTAGTTTTAGCGGCTTGATATTATTTCGGTTCAGAGTTAATATGTACACAACGGAACGGAAAACCGAGCCGAAAACTACGAAAAACGGAGGAAAACATTATGTGGCACGAAGGTACGATTGGAGTTCCGAAGGGCGACGGAAAGTACACGGTCGTTCATTACTGGGTGAAAGCCTACGACGAGGGCAGCCAGTACGGAATCGACGGCGGCAGGATCAGCAAGGCAACGCTGAAGATCAACGGCGAGGTTGTTTACAACTACGACCGGGGGCTGGATGTTCCGCCGCAGAACGAGGCAGCGGAAACCGCGCTGGCGATCCTGATGTACGAATACAACTAAAAACACGAAGGCGGCTACCGGAGGGCAGCCGCCTTTCTCATGGAGGTGAGGCACTTGCGAAAGCTGAAAGATTATACACCGACGCAGTTCATGGCGGAGGATTCCCATTACGATAAAGCCGCCGCTGACTACGCAGTCCGTTTCATCGAGTGCCTTGCCCATACAAAAGGCACATGGGCGGGAAAGCCGTTCGAGCTGATCGACTGGCAGGAGCGCATCATCCGCGACCTGTTCGGCATCATCAAGCCCAACGGCTACCGGCAGTTCAACACGGCATACATCGAAATCCCGAAGAAGAACGGCAAGTCCGAGCTTGCCGCTGCGGTCGCCTTGCTTTTGACGTGTGGCGACGGCGAGGAACGTGCCGAGGTATACGGCTGCGCTGCTGACCGGCAGCAGGCGGCAATCGTGTTTGATGTCGCCGCCGATATGGTGCGGATGTGTCCTGCGCTGAACAAGCGCGTCAAAATCCTGACCTCGCAGAAGCGCATCGTGTATGTGCCGACCAACAGCTTCTATCAGGTGCTTTCCGCCGAGGCATACAGCAAGCACGGCTTCAATATTCACGGAGTCGTTTTCGACGAGCTGCACACGCAGCCGAATCGAAAGCTCTTTGACGTAATGACGAAAGGCTCCGGCGATGCACGAATGCAGCCGCTGTATTTTCTTATCACAACGGCAGGCACGGATACGAACAGCATCTGCTATGAGCAGCACCAGAAGGCGCAGGATATTCTCGAAGGGCGCAAGATCGACAAGACCTTCTATCCGGTCATCTACGGCGCACCCGATGATGCCGACTGGACTTCTCCGGAGGTCTGGAAGAATTCAAACCCATCCCTCGGTGAAACGATCGGCATGGATAAGGTGGAAGCCGCCTGCGAATCCGCAAAGCAGAATCCCGGCGAAGAAAACGCCTTCCGGCAGCTTCGTCTGAATCAGTGGGTGAAGCAGACCGTCCGCTGGATGCCGATGCATAAATGGGACGCCTGCAAGGTCGATTTCGATGAATCGCTGCTGGAGGGGCGTGTATGTTATGGCGGTCTCGACCTTTCGTCTACGACGGATATCACGGCATTCGTGCTGGTGTTTCCGCCGACCGATGAGGACGACCATTATTATATTCTGCCGTACTTCTGGCTACCGGAGGAGACGCTTGACCTGCGCGTCCGGCGCGACCATGTGCCGTATGACCTCTGGCAGCGGCAGGGCTTCCTGATGACCACCGAGGGCAACGTCGTGCATTACGGTTTCATTGAAAACTTCATCGACGAACTGGGTACGCGGTTCAATATCCGGGAGATTGCCTTCGACCGCTGGGGCGCGGTGCAGATGTCGCAGAACCTTGAGGGACTGGGCTTCACGCTGGTGCAGTTCGGTCAGGGCTACCGTGATATGTCGCCGCCGACCAAAGAGCTGATGAAGCTGACGCT